CTGACTGCAAATATCAAATCTTGACGCTTCCGTATCTAAAACCGTCAAACCGTTGTCTAAAACTCTGTCTGCTATAAATGCCATTAGTAACTCCTTATCTTCATTCTGCGACCAGAGCCGCTAGTTTTTGATCTTTCACTTTCCAAATTAATATCATTAATTGCCTTTTGATACAATGCCGCCCAAGTATTTGCACGAGTGTCTTCCTGCAAATATGGTGCAGAGTGAACTAAAGAACCATAAAGATAAGCATCTGGGTAATTAGTTAAAACCCAATTTGTTGCCGTTTGTGCATTTAATGAATCAATAGTCTCATAGTAAAGCAGCTCTAAAGTATAAGAAGCATCAGGTGATGGAAATACTTCAATACTACCATCGAGTATAGCAAAGTTTATTGGCCTACCGCTTGTATTAAGGTTTTGCGCCCTTAAATTAGATATTTGAAAAGCGTTAACCATTTCTAAAGTATTTGTATTTGCAGTGTCTAAAGACATACGAATAGGCTCTAAAAAATCAGTAGGCAGTGCTGTATACTGAGAGTTAAGAACAGCAGTAGCACGTTTTTCCATACGCCAATGTCTAACCTCTCTATTCATAACAGTTTCAGCAAGTGTAATAAAATCAGGTATAACTGACGTTAAATCATCTCTGTTTAGAAAATCAGCTATACTAGCTTTTAGTTCGGTATAATTAGTTAAAGCCATTTAACAATTCCATCTTCTACGAGCAGCTTTGCCACGTTCACCTGTCCAACCTTTAGACCTAGCGCAAAATGACTTCTTACGAGCCTTGTCTTTTGCAGTTAAATTTTTCTTTTTTGTTACCGCCGTTTTTAATTTTGACTTTGGGTTTTTTCTTCTATGTGCAGCAACACCTTTAGCGGTCATGCCAGCACCTTCTTTTACTGTTCGATAGTTTCGCCCTTTACCTTTAGTTGTTTTGCGTATAGCTTTTTCAGCTTTTCGTGGCATTAAAATCTACCGCTAGTAGGCCCACCTACGCCAAACTTAACAGCATTTACAAACTCTGCCTGCCTTTCTTGTGGCATTGTGTCAAAATTTAAACCAGACCTAGCAGCTAAACCTCTAGCTTCATCTACTATAGCAGCCATTCTAACCTGTTCTGCTTGTGCAGCAGAAGCACGTTGCATAGCCTGCTGCTGCATTGGAGTTTCGCCCATAACCATATTGCTCATTTGAGTCATGCCCATTCTGGGATCTGTTGCGTCTTGAGATAAACCTCTTTGCCTAGCCTCTTCTGCCATAGCTGCACTTGTGCGCTGCTCATTAGTTATTCCTTGAGGAACAGCATTTACTGCCTGAACAATAGGTGAAGTATTAGGGCTAACCATAGCACGCTCCATCTCAGAACCATATGGAGTTACACCTATATCATTTAGCATACCGCTAAAAATACCGCCCTTAAAAGTATCACCGCGAGTGTCGAAACCACCGCCATCCATAGCATCAAAAAAAGCAGGAACGTAACGCTTGTTTACCTCGTCAAAATAACCATACCTACCATCAGAATTAGCTGCCGACCTATCTTCAACAGAAGTGTCCTCATATTTAGCTGCACCTTTGTTAGAACCAAGGCCGCCCTTTCTAGAAGAAGGATCAGACATTCCTCTCTGCATGGCAAAATGCTGCCTGTGAGGATTGTCCATACCAACAGCAGCATAGTGTTCCTCCACTCGCCTCATATGTCTTTCTCTGTCAGTCTCTTCAGCCATTACTTCTTACCCTTCTTTTTAGATTTTTTCTTCTTAGGACGCTTCTTAGCTGTTTTTGCTGCATCTTTAAAGTCTTTATCAGAAGGTGCGCCTTTCGCGTTCTTTTTACGCATTTTTTCACCAGAACCAGCTTTAATTCTAGCTCTCTTTTTGGCAATATTCCTATATAAAGACATTACGCCCTCTTTTTCGCTTTTTTCTTAGAAGACATACTTAAATCTGCAAAATGAAAAATACGCTTACTAGTCTTAGTGTGCGTCTTACCAGTATGAAGTTGACCGTTAGACATTTTGTGCATAGTGCCTGTATGCTTTGTGCCATCTCGAAAATAATGTGCAACACCTTTTGCCATTATTTTTTCTTGCCGCCTTTTTTCTTACCCATTCCTTTACCATAATTACCCATAACAATCTCCTTTATTTTTTTTAAACACATACCACATTATGCAATGCCACGCAAATTGCGTTTTATGTCGCCTTTCCAATTACTAAACGCACCAGATAATGCAGTTGCAGCATCACTTGCCATCGTTAAGCAAAGTGCATCAGCCAAATCAGGTGACGCTAATCCACGCTTACGCATCTCATCCTTACTTTCAGCTTTCATCTTACCACTAGACGTAAAGCTATATCTAATACCTGTCAATTCCGCTAATAACTGATCGTCTTTCGGCAACTTACAAGCACGATCCTCAAACCAACCCTTAGTCTTAAACCATAACTCACTACGCAAATTTAAATATGTAGCACCCATACTAGGCGCTTCAGAAACATTAACACCACGAACAGGCAACTCTAGCTCTCTCAACCTATCAACAACACCAGAACCAAGCCCAATACTATCCACAAGTATTTCTCTAGGCTTCTTAGATGGCTGTAAACTTTCATATTCTGCAACAACACGGCCAACAGTCTGCATCAAATCTAAACCAGACCAAGACCTCATTTCAGTCACAATAGAACCTTGCCGCTTGCACAACGCAGTTTTGTCATTACCAAACCTACTAACGTCTAAACCCCACACACTAGGCAAGTCCTCATCACCCTCAACATCACGATGTATTGCATTCTCAACCAAGTGATACGGTATAATCGTATCATCATCAGCCTGTGGAAATTCTCCTAACACTCTGATTCTAAAGGCATTACTGTCTTCACCATAGCGCAGCTTCATCTCATCAACAAACTCATCACTAACCAAAGGACTATCTACGCACGACCAACGCCTCGTCCACCAACTAGAAGCCAACCTATTCTGGCTCTCAAAAAATGTACCACTAGATCTAGTGGGGTTGCTCAGCATAATTGTCGTAGCATTATGACCAGACATAGAACCAGCAGCAGCTTCAAATACTTGCTCTGGCACACCACTAGCCTCGTCTACAATCAACATAACGTGTTCTGAGTGTACTCCTGCTAAAGCTTCTGGCGTTTCTGCTCTTGAGGTTCTAGCCGAAATAAACATCTCACTAGGCGCAGCCGTATGCTCAACACGGTCAGACTTTACGTTTAACATTTCCTTAAACGCTTCGGGTAACTCATTAATCCAGCGCTTCATCTCAGCAAATAAAGCATCAAACAACTGGCTAGATGTTGGTGCGGTTACAACAACCTTATTAGGATAATGCATCAAAAAATACCAAAGCATAGCCCAAGATGCAGCAGTTGACTTACCAGTACCATGCCCAGACCTTATACTAATCTTACGCTCACCAGACGCAATAGCCTCAAGAAACTCAGCTTGATATTCTAACGGCTCTACACCAAGCACCTCTCTCACAAACAATGTTGGCTTTCTAGCGTAACGCTGAGTAAACTCAATCATCGTATTCTGAGATAAGTCATTCATGGTCAATAACCTTCATCTTACGCAGCGCATCTAAATGCAAATCACCAATGTTAATCTGGATGTTTTGTTGACTACCGCTACCATAACGATTTTTGTTTAAAGATGAAGCTATAAAATTATGCTGCTGCGCTAAACCCTTCGCAATGCCAATATCAACCTGATTAACATTTGCCTCGCTAACGTCACGGCTGTTCTTACCGTTTAACGCCTCGTCAACCTCAACATCACGCCTATCCTTAATATCGCTTAACATATCAAAAGCTGCATCAGCATGAGCATCTGCAACTTGATGCTCTATCTCGCGTATGGCGTTACCATACTTTTCGCTCTTCACAATGTTACGCCTAAAGTAACCGCGATCTAACCCAAGCTCTTTAGCAATCATAGGTATAGTTTTGCCTGCAAGTAACTCCTGCTGCAAAGTCTCAACCCCACCACGCTTATCTAGCTCTGCAATAGCTTTTTTGAATTTTGGTCTGCCTGCCATGCTTTCCTCATATTATTACTTCGCCCCGTACTTCAACTAATAATAATAATATACTAAAGTAATTATTATTATTATTAGTATTTGTATTTGTACGCAGAAGTATAACTAATAATAATAATAAAAGCTAATAATATTAGTTTTATTAGTGGGGGTGGGTGCTGCGAGAAAGTTAATAAAACTCAGGGAGGTTAGATTTTATTAAACAGCACCCAAAAATCCTATAACACAAATTTTTGTGTGTGGGAATGTAGTATTAAAGTCGGGGGTGGGGGTGGGCTAGGCAGGGGGGG